GATCCACCGGCGGGTTCATCGCGATCATCGCCCTGCTGTCGCGCGCGGAAGAGGCGCCGAACACGACGACCGAGCGCGGCCTGGCCGGCTTCATGCGGGTGTAGGGGAAGCGCAGAGCGCAGAGTGCAGCGCGCAGAGTAGGGAAGGGATTCTCTCTCCTTCCTTCCCACTTTGCGCGCTGCACTCTGCACCTTGTGCCGGAGCGAAGCGACCATGAGAATCCTCGAATCTCCCCTCCACCTCAAGAGTTCCTATCTCCAGCTCTCGGGCCGGATCACGCCGGATGTGGCCCCGGCCGGCATGGCGCGTATCTGGTATGACGAGTCCAGCGCCAACCTCAAGTTCTCGGTTAACGGCGGCTCGTTCTCCGAGAACCCGGGGGCGCTCGCGCTTCAGGATCTCACCGCCTGGGTGCTGACCAACGCGCCAACCGCCTCGCCGACCGAAGCGGTGCTCCGGATCGACTCGGGCACGTTTGTCGGCTCCGCCAACGGCACCTATCTCGGGATCAACTCGGGCGGCGGTACGGCCGACCTGATCCGGGTGCAGAAAGCCGGCGCGGATCGGCTCGTCCTTTCGGAGACGGGGATCCTCACCGTCCTCAAGAGCGTTACCGGCAGCACCACCGCTTCTCTGGGCACGGCAACAGTTCACGCCACCGATGCGACGACGGTCGGCGAGGTGATCCGGGGCGCGGCGGCGCAGACGGCGGACATGTGGCAGGTGCAGGACAATGGGGGCGTGGCGCGGGTTGCCATTTCGGACCTGGTCACGGCAGCCGAGCATACGCTGACGATCCGCGCCAGCCCGTCCCAAACGGGGCATACTCTCACCTGCATCACCTCGGATGGATTGACCACCATGTTCGCCATCGAGGCGGCCAATGCGGGCTATCACGGAAGCCTGGCGCTCGGCTCGGCCACGAAGTTTCGGGAGCAAACGGTCGCCCTTGGCGGTCAGGATCGAGTGATTATTCGGCCGAAAGGCTCCGTGTTCGATATCCTGAACGAGGCGGGTAATGCTTTCCAGTTTCATAGTGCCCTCGCCGGAACCTCACTCTACGCCAACGCCAACGCCACCTCCCGCTTGACGGTGACCGAGTTCGCGCTCACGCTGGCCGATGCCGTCAACTTCGTCTTCAACACCACGACCGGCACCAAGATCGGCACCGTCGGGGGCGCGGCCGGCCAGAAGATCGGCTTTTGGAACGCCACGCCCATCGTCCAACCGCTGCTCGCGACCGGGGCCGGAGCCACCGCCGACAACATTATCACGGTTCTGCAAACCCTCGGGCTCTGCCGGCAGACGTAAGGAGGTTCCTCATGCCCACAACGCTTTCAATCGTCGTGCCGGACGCGGCGGTGACCGCTATTGAGGATGCCGTGGCCGCCCGCTATGGCTGGACGGTGGAGCTGGGGGTGACGAAGGCCGACTTCGTGCTCGTCCAGCTCCGCAACTGGCTCAAAGGGGCCGTCTGCGATGAGGCGGCGATGACGGCGGGCGCGGCGGCCGGGGCGGTCGCGGCGGCCGCTGCCGATGCCCTCATCGGGGTGTAAGACATCATGGCCCTGATCGCCTAGGACGAGGAGAGCCTAGAGCCTAGAGCCTCGAGCCTAGCGGGACGGAAGGGGAACCCTCCCCTGCCCCTCCCTCCGGGCTAGGGACTAGGGACTAGGCACTAGGAACTCAAAAAATGGCTGATACCTGGATGGGCGAAGCCGATCGCCGGATGAAGCGGGTCGATCTGGGCGATGGCACCTACGCCATCGCCGTCTCCGGCTATGGGCCGAGCGCCTCGGGTCCCAGCGCCGAGCCCATCCCCGTCGAACTCGCCACGGGCCTGGACTCGGACAACGATTCCATCACCGTCGTCAACCCGCATGAGACGGCGAACTGGACGGCCACTGCGAGCGCCACCAACGCGACGGCGACGGCGACGAAGGCGGCGGCACTCGGCTTAACGCATTACGTGACGATGGTGCTCCTCTCCTTCAATACAGCCTCACCGGGCACGGCGGTAACGGCGACGATTGTCGATGGCGTCTCCACGCTCGGCACCTTCTACGTGGTCCAGAGCGCAATCCTCAACTTCTCCCGGCCGCTGAAGGTGACAAATGGCAATGCCGTCTCCGTGGCGCTGGCTGCCGGAGGCGTTGGGATCACCGGCCAGGTCTTTCTGGCGGGATACACCCTCTAATGGCGGCACGGACGCGGACCTTACGGGCGAACTCGACCCTGACGAAGCTCGCGCCCTATCCGGTATCGGCCACGGCCGGGGCCGGGAACTGGGCCGGCACCAACGGCATTCGCGAGCTGCTCACCATTGGGCATGCCTATCGGGTGCGGCAGACGGGGACGATTACTCAGGTTCGCTTTTACTGGGTGGCTACCGCGAACGTTACGGGCTTCTACGTCACCATCTGGCGCAAGCGGGCCGCCAACGCCTATGACCGGGTCGCCCACAGCGCGAACCTGATCTCGCAGATCGCGGACGCGTCCTTCAATACCATCGCCGTCTCCCTGGCCGCCGAAGAGGGTGACTTCATCGGGCACCGCATCGATCAGAACAGCGCGGCGGCGAACCGGACGTTCGCGCTCACCGGATTGGCGAATGCCGGCAGCTACCTCATCAACTCCCAGGTGACCGCCAACCGGGGATTCGCCTGGGAGAGCCAGACGGCCGCATCGGGCAGCGTCTTTCCGATCGAATGCTCCATGCACGCGCCGACCGTCGTGACGATTGGCGATAGCCTCATCGCCGGTCATCCGGACCATTACAGCTTTGTAGAGGCCACGGACACGACGAGTGTCGGCGTGCCGCTCGCCTACGGGCTCAAGCCCTTTTTCCGGAGTGTGCAGAACGTCGGCATCGGCAGCGAGACGACAACCCAGATCGCCGCGCGCTTCGCGGCGGATGTCGTGGCGCTGGCCCCACGCTACGCGGTCATCGACGGCGGCGTGAATGATATCAACACGGCCGTCCCGCAGGCGACGTTCCTCGCAAACTGGACGACGATCCTCGATGCCTGCCGCGCCGCCTCCATCCGGCCCATCATCCTGAAGCTCATGCCCTGGACCAACGGGACCAACCCGCAGATGACGACTCGGGACACCTGGCGCGCCGCCCTCGATTCGCTTCTGACGACCAGCTACGCCGACCTGCTGGCCTCTGGCGGGTTCACGGTGGATCTCGACCCGGTGCTCGGCGTCTTCCGGGTGGGCGGCGCCGTCGGCAACCTCTGGGACATCCAGGCCCAATATTCCGGCGGCGACGGCGTCCACTTCAACGCCGCCGGCTATCGCGCCATCGCTACGGCGATTATCGCGGCTGCCTCGTAATAGGAGACTTTCATGCCTTCCCTCGGCGGAGCGATCATCCTCCCCTCTGCGGCGCGAACCGTGACGACGGCGGCGGACGTGCAGTTGAATACGGGCTCGAACGGCCTCATGTTCTGGCTGACCATCTCGGCGATTGCGGGCGGATCGCCAGGTGCCTCGACCACGGGCATTCGGATCAAGCTTTACGTGCCGGCGCCGTATGCCCGCGATGCCATGCTCCTCGGTGGCGATGACAGCAGCTATATCCGTAAAACGGGGACCTGGGGCTGGCTCTGGTATCCTGGCGCCACGATCGTCCAGGCGAATGGTCTCGGCTCGGGCGGTGAGGGAAACATCGTCTTCGCTCGACCCATGGCGATCCCGGCGGAATGGTATGCCGAGGTCGAGCCCCTCGACGCTACCTCCTTTACCTACGCGCTGGAATATTCGCTCATTTCCGTTTAGCGAGGAGCCCGATGGCAACGCTCAAGGTAATTGACATACTCCCCGATGGCTTTAGCCTGATCGGCAGCCAATCCGGCGCAACGGTGTTCAATGCTCAGTTCCACTCGGCGCAGTTTCTGCTGAACGTGTTGTCTCTTTCCGGCACCAACCCGACCCTGAGTCCGGCGATTCAGGCGCAGGATCCCGCTTCGGGAACCTTTGTCAATCTACCGGGCGGCACGTTCCTTACCCGGACGGCCACGGGGATCACGGTCTTTGAGATCGGGCCGGGTTTGCTGAACATTGTCGGGCGCTCGAAGAATGGGTTCCTGCCGGCCCGATTTCGGTTCTTCTACACGATCGGCGGCACCGCCACCCCGACGTTTGTCTGCAACTTCAAAGGTCTGATGGTGGGCTAGCATGGCAGAACCGTACAGTTTTACCCCTTCCAATCTCACCCACGCGCCGCAGCCGGTCGGGGGCGTTATCTGCACGGCGAGGGACGCGGCGCCGGGCGCCCGTGATGTGGCCGAAGGCAACGTCACAACCCATTGCACGAACGAGGATGGGGCTCTTTATGTGCTGCCCTACTCGCCGCAGATCTGGAAATACAGCCTCTCTTCGGCGACGCAGCAGACCAATACGGCGGTCCACGCCGCGCCGGGGTCCGGGCTCTCGATCTATCTCACAGACATCTTCTACGCGGCCGGCGGCGCAGTAACCCTCATTCTCGAGGATGGAGATGCCACCTTTCTGTGGGGCTATCCGGCGGCAGCATCCGGCGACGGGGCCAAAGATAGCCGGATCACCCCGATCAAGCTGACCGCTAACAAGGCGCTTCAGCTCGACACCTCGGCCGCCGTGCAGGTCTATGTCACCATCACGGGCTATATCGCGCCGTGAGGCGCGAGCCAGCAGCGGTGGAGTCAGAGCTGCAGACGCTACGGAGTTTCTGGTCTGTGTGCCTCCACATGACACGGCTTGCAGAGGGTGACACCATTCTCGACATCATAGCGGCGATCCGGGCAAGACTTCCAGGGCTGGATGTGATGGGCGTTGAGCCGACCGCCGCGCCTTCCGCAGTGCTGGCAAGTGAAATCATCCCGTTCAAAGACGGATCGGCGCCAGTCTCGGTAAGGCAGGCGTTCCATCTCCGTGTGGCGCTCACACTTCTTTCCGCCGCGCCAGTTAGGATGAGCCGGGCCGATGACGGTGGCGAGCACAAGGTGCTGGCATACCTGGGAGCAGTAGAGTCCGAGCCCTTTCTCGACGACCCACCGCTTCACTGTGAAGACTTCCCCGCAGTGGCGGCAGGTGCGAGGTAGCGGCCCGCCCTTGTAGGACGGAGAGAGTTCGGCCGTTCGCCCGAGTTTATCCAGGCTGTAGCATGCGTGTGAGCAGTATTTCTGCTGTCGGCCGTTGCCGTAGCTGTCGCTTTGGAATGCCGCTCGACATTTAACGCAGAGGCTTGTTAGAGGGCGACCGCTCCATGCGGGATTGTTTTCTCCGGAAAAACGTGCTTTGTAGGCGATAGTCTGACAGCCGCGCGAGCAATAGCGGACTTGTCCCTTATCTAGCCTGCTTTGAGGAACCTGAAAGGCAGCCCCGCATTCTTCGCACAGGCAATCAGCGATCCGAGCGGGACGGCAGGCTTTCGAGCAGTACGACACAGAGGCTTCGGTTTGGGATCGATAGCGCCAGAAGGATGTGCCGCAGGTGGGGCAGGTGAAATGAACGCGAGCCGATGTGATATCATTAGAGTGCATCTCAAGAGCCTTTCTTGGGGTGCCATACCGGGGGGTGTGTCGAGCATCGCCCCGGTTTTATCCTTTCTTAAGTGTATCACATTCGTGGCTCGGAGTGCTGACTAATGGCAACAGGAACGATTCTGCTTGACATCGGATCAGCAATGCTTCCTGATGGATCAAGCAATAATGCAGCCCCCGCATTGCAGAGGGTAAAGAGCAGCGCGGCGGCGCCCACGCCTTACTTCTTGCAGGCGGCGTTCGACGCCAGCACCAATGAGATCCTCATGTGGTCGTTCCGCATGCCGTCGGATTACGCCAGCGGCCCGGTGCTTAAAGTCAAATACAAGATGTTCTCCGCCACCTCCGGCGGCGTGGCGTTCTCTTGCTACATCATGGCGGTGACGGCGGGCGATAGCCAGGACGTAGACGCCAACGATTTCGCGACGGTGAACACGGGGACCGACGCCGCCGTGCCGGGCACGGCCGGGTATCTGGATGTGGTGTCGATCACCCTGACCAATGCGGACAGCCTGGCGCCCGGGGATTTCGTGGTCTTGCGCCTGAACCGGGAGGTGGGAGACGCGGCCGATACGGCGACAGGTGATGCTGAGGTTGTAGCGGTTGCGATGGAATACACGGTCGCGTGATTTTTAGACAACCTAGCGGAGGATCGTTTGGCTAGATTGTTCGACGGAACCGATGACCGGATCGTCTGCGCGGTCGGCGGGGTGACGGTCGGCTACGGGACCTGGGTCGCGATCGTGCGCCGCAGCGGGAACACCACCCAGGATGCCATTACCTCGCTTAACGATGCCGGCCAGCAGAGGCTCTGGTGGCGCGCTACGGCGACGACCGGGCTGCTTCAGTATACGGCCGCCAGCTCGACCAACGCGACGACGGCGACCTGCCTGACGGCGGCGGGCTGGATGCTCCTGGCAGCGGGGAAAGCCACGGGAACGACCACCCCACGCTTCCATACCTACACCTACGGAACGGATGCCTGGATCCATGAGAACGCGGGCGGCACGTCGGCCGATGCCAGCGTGGGCAGTGTGACCGATGTCCAGATCGGCGCCCGGTTCAACACCGACTTCTGGCAGGGCGACATCCTGATCGCCGGCTTCTACCCGGCGCAGTTGACGGACGCCGAGGTTGAGAATATGGCCTTTTCGCTCGACGGATGGTTTGCGCCTGCTACGGCGCCGGGAGCCATCTGGCTGCTCAACCAATCGCTGACGACGCAAAACGTGGTGGACTCCACCGGGAACGGCGCGAACCAGACCGCGCTTACCGGCACCGCGATTGCGACCAATCATCCCCCGATCTGGAATCGCGGCAGCCGGGGCGTATCGGTGCGGCGCAATACCGGGGCGGTCGTCGCTCGCCATCGTCGCATGCTGCTCGGCGTCGGTCACTAGCAGATGAGCGCTCTCGCCCTTTACAATCGCACGACCTCCACCCCGGAGATGGTGCAGTCGAACGAGGAGCTGACCCTCGTCGCCAGTGCGGCCTATACCGCCGATCAGCCGAGCCTCGATCAGGTCAATCCGGGCGCGGCCGGGCTGACGCTCATGCTCAGCGTCACCGTCAACGCCTCCTCGGAAACGATCACCCTCTACCTCCAGACGAAGGACCCGATCTCCGGAAACTACATCAACCTGGCGAACTCCGGGGCCCTGAACACGAGCCCGACCGGCGCCTTTGCCTGGCAGCCGAACGTCTCGCTCCCGCGCACCTGGCGCGTCAACGCCGACAAATCGGCCGGGAACTCCGTCACGTTCTCGGTGGGCGGCAGCTATAGCCGCGCCTCGGCCTTCAGTAGCGTCGGGATCACCGGCACGGTGACGATTGCCGGGAGCGTCACGGCCGATACGGAACTGCCGGCAGCGGTCCTGCTCGCGGATAACACGGCGCTGCCGACCACGCCGGTCGTGGGTGCGGCGCTGATGGGCTATGACGGCACGACGCTGGATCTGCTCCGGTCAGCGAATGCCGGCCACAACACGGCGGGCGACGGGATCCTCGCGGCCGGGAACATGGGGTACGTCCCCTCCGAGAATAAGTCCTTCCGCCTGGAGCTTCGGAACCAGACCACGCTGAACAACGAGAGCCAGGGCTATATTCTGCCCACGGCGATGTATGCCTGGAACTATGATGCGGGTGGCGCGACCGCTGCCATCATGTATACCGGCACCCTCGACGGGACGTTTTCCAACGCCCGACGGTTGATGACCCAGGCCGACATCGTTGTTTATGACGGGGCGCAGTTCCGGTCGGTTCGTGGCGACAGCACCGGCACCCTCCGGGCGGCTCCGTATGCTACCGCGATCACTAATAGCGCGGCAGTGCAGGCAGCGGCTTATGCGGCGGCGGATCTCGCGGGCGGCAAGCGGACCTGGGCCAACGCGGTGCGGATCTCGGGCGGGTCGGCCAGGATCAAGGGCATCCTCATCGGCGACCAGGCGGCCAATTCCGCCGCCAACTCGGTCTATGATCTCATCCTCTTCAACTCCGACCCATCGGGGACGACCTTCACCGAGAACTCGCCCCTCGACGTGGCGGACGCGGACCTGTCGAAGACGATTGCGGTGATCCGGATTGATGGGGTCGCCGGCGTGACCTTGTTCACCAATGCAGATAACCAGGTCCTCTTCAAGCAGGTGGACATCCCGATCACCTTGAGTGCGACAACGACGCTCTATGGGGCGTTGATCGTCCGGGGCGGGCCGACCTACGCGGCGACAACGGACGTGTTTGTGACGTTGCAGCTTGAGCAATTTTAGGAAACAGAGCGATGACCTACGATACCCTGGTAACGGCCGCCGCCGCGACGACCTGGATCAGCCGGGTCAAGGCATCGCTGGTGTCGGCGGCCATTGCGATCTCGGTAGACAGCCCGGCAGCCGGGCTCGAGGCACGTCGGGATCGGCTGGCCCGCACCATCATGACGAATCCCGAGGTATGGGCGCAGCGGTTCGCGCTGCCGGTCGCGCTCGGCTTCCTCGCCGACGCGGATCTCGGCGCGGCCAACGCGACCGACGCGGAGATCGATACGCGCGTGGCGGGCGTCTTCAACGATTTTCTGGACGTGTGACTTTCAGGAGGACCGATGCACGAGAACGAGCGCAGCGGCGCGGGAGCGATACCGGCGCCGGCCCCGGCCGCACCCTTCCACCTGCCGGAGCCGGATCTCTCCTACTACTTGACCCTGCGCCGCTCCTGGGAGCAGGCGCGCATGCAGGCGCAGACCTGGGAGCAAGCGCTGATGACCTTCCAGGCGGCGCTTTGCCGTGTCTACGGGTTCGGTCCCGAAGACGCGATTGATGAGCGCGGCGTGGTCCACCGGGTGCCGGAGCGGGAGCCGCAGACGATGAATGGAAGCGGCGCGAGTGTCGAGGCCGGCGCCTGGCAGCCGGTGTTGGCTGACCCTTGAAAGGAGATTGAGATGGCAAAGGAATACAAAGTCGGTGACCGAGTCCGCTACGAGAAGGCCGAGGGCACGGTCTCCGATGTCGTGGACGAACTCAAATGCGTGCGCGTGAAAATGGATGACGGCCGGGTCATGCGGATCCCCTGGGATCAGGTGCAGAGCGCAGGGCCGGCGCACAAGCAGGTTGAGGGACCGAAGTAACGGCCATGGATCGATTTCCGAAGGTGGGAGAGCGAGTCCGGATCGGCACTGGTGCGGCCGAAATGGCGGGCACGGTCGTGCGCGTCTCCCCCGTGCGCCGGCAGGTCGAGGTCAAGCTCGATAGCGGCTTGTCGCTTTCGGTGGACGCGATCTGCCTCTTGCCGGACCCGGAGCCGGTGAAGGAGCCGGGCTAATGCCCATCCCGAACGGCGCCGAACTGTTCTACAGCGGCGTGCCCGTGGCCGGCCAGGATGAAATACAACGCCTGACCATCACGGGCACGCCGACAGGCGGAACCTTTCAACTGGTATTTTCCACCCAGACGACGGCCGCGATTGCCTTCAACGCGACGGCCGCGCAGGTCCAAACTGCTTTGGAGGGCCTGGCAGCCATCGGGGTAGGTGAGGTCGCCTGCTCGGGCGGTCCGCTGCCGGGCTCGACGGTTGACATCCGGTTTCAGAATGCGCTCGGCGGCCTGAACATCGGGGTAATCACCACGGTCGGTGCGTTCACCGGCGGCTCGGCGCCGGCCGCCAGCATCAGCACGCCGACGCCGGGCGTGCGGGGCACCTATCGGGGCGCCGCCTTCGGCGCCATCCTCTGCGACACGGTAAACGGTATCTTTTACGAGCAAACCAGCACCTCCGCCGCGACGCCGACCTGGAGCGAGGTCGAGATCGACTGATGCCCGGCGAGGTCTTCGCTGTCTGGTGCGCGATCTGTCTGCTCGTTGGCTTCTTCGCCGGGCTCTGGTCGGGTTCCCGCCTTCGCTAACCGCTTCCTATGCCACATACCGCCTATCCCATCGTCGCCGATCTGGATTCCTATCTCCGGGCGCTTGGCATCCTCTCGGATGCGGACCTGGCGGCGTTCCTTGCCAATGTGGACCTCGAGGGCCTGATCGAGGCGGCCGTCGACGCCTGGGAGATGGATACCGGCTGGATCCCGTTCCTGCGGGACTCGACGCCGGTTTCCCGGCGCTTCGATCCGCCCGGCCCAAACCGGCGCACGGTCTCGCGGGGCGGCCATAACCGGCTCGATCTCGCGGCGGGGCTCCTCGAGGTCACGGCTTTCGTGACCGGCTACTCATCGACGGACGCCGGCACGGCGGCGGTGCTCGAGGATGATTACTGGCTCTGGCCGGCCAACGCGGCGATCGAGAATCGGCCCTGGACGCTCGTGGAGTTCGCCGCCTCGAGCTGGGGCGGGCCGCAGTCGATCCAGATCACCGGCTACTGGGGCTACTCGGCGACGATCCCCGGTGACGCCTGGCAGGCGATCCTGCGGCAGGCGGGGCTGCTCGCCTACTCGGAGATTACCTTGCAGTTGACGGGCGGCATGGTGGGCTGGAGCGAGGCGGACGTCAAGGAAGAATACGACCTCTCGCCGTTGGAACTCCATCGTAAAGCCTGGCAGGAGCAGTGGGACCGAGCGGTCAATCGGTATCGGCGCGCGTATCTGTAGCCTTAGCGGAAGGAAGTCAGCGCCGAAAGAGTGAACAGTTCGGCGTAACCATTGTATCCCTACGTGCATGCCTGCCATCTGGCACGGCAGCCTGGCCCGCGTCGCTCCTGACGCGGGCTTTTTTCGTGGTGTGAATACCGAGAATGAGCGCAATCGCCGGTTGGTATACCCGCAACGGCATTCCCCGGAACGGCGTCACGGCACGCCTTTACGCCGCGAGCGCGCTCGCCACCCCTCCCGCGAAGGGGACCCCTTTACCGCAGACGGCGCCCTTGCAGACGGTTACGACGGGCCCCGCCTACGGCGGTGATGGCGGCTGGCGCTTTCTCGGCCTTGGGGCAGGGGATTATTATGTCGCCCTGGTGGATGCCGGGAGCGTGGCCTGGGAGACCTGCTCCCTCGGCGTGACTGGCCCGACCGGTGCAACTGGCCCGACCGGCGCGACGGGACCGGCCGGCGCCACGGGACCGACCGGCACGACTGGACCAGCCGGCGCGACGGGACCGACCGGCGCCACGGGACCGACCGGCGCCACGGGACCAGCCGGCGCCACGGGACCGACCGGCGCGACGGGCGGGACGGCGCCCTACCTGCTCATCAAGAGCGCGGTGACCGCCGCCGATCTGGCGGACGTCGGCCTCACCCGGACGATCTACCTGCCCGGGACGGCCCTGCTGGCCGGTCATCTGCTGCTCTTCGTCCTCATCCGGCACACTGTCCCCTTTACCGGCGGCGGGCTGACGAGCTACACCGTCTCGCTTGGCACCAACGATAACCTCACCAAATACGTCGGCGCCTTCGACGTCTTCCAGTCGGCCGAAGGCTCGGTCTTCCTCCTCACCCAGACCCATGCTGTCGAGGGCTTCACGGCGGCCGAGGCGATCAAAATAACGGCGGTCGCCACCGGCGCCAACCTGGACGCGGCCACCCAGGGCGAGCTCGAAGTGACGCTCGGCGTCATCGACCTTACGTAGGAATTGCGTCATGAACCCGATTTACGTAGCTGATGCGGGCGCCTGCGGCGATGGGGTAACGGACGACCGGACGGCGATCCAGACGGCGATCAACGCCGCCATTTCCGGCGGGGGAACCGTCATCTTCTCGGCGGGCCGCTACAAAATCAGCAAGTATCTCCTCGTCCTGAACGCGACCGGGGTTCGCTTCCAGGGGGAGCCGGGCGCGGTGATTCTCTATCCCTCGGATGTGACCACGGTCGGCGCGGACAGTATCGCGACGAATACGAACCAGTCGCGCAGCGCCTTCTTCGTCAAAAACTCGGCGGAGGTCGTATTCGAGGGCTTGAGCTTTGAGGGGGGGCAGACCGCTAACTTCACGATCAACGCCGGGGCGGCGGTCTATGCCACGTCCAGCTCCGATGTGTGCCTTATCCGCTGTCATAATCTCTACGGCAACTCCCTGCTGCGTCAGGATGTGACGGCCCTCGACGTGCGCGCCCGCGTCTTGCACTGTACTACCTATGGCCAGCGCGGCTATCTATCGGTCGGACTGGATGCCGTAGTCGCGCATTCTCATTTCGAGCTGCCGACGACCACCGACTTTGACCGAACCGCCGCGAATGAAAGCACCCACGGCATCTATCTCTACGCCGGTCGTGAGAATACTAAGGTATTGCACAACACCTTCAGGAATATCCGCGAAACCGGCGTCAAGGTCTCGGGCAGTTCGGCCCCGCTCCGCCATATCTGGATCGAAGGCAACACCTTTGACGACTGCGGCGCCGCTATCGAGGCGGGCGGGGATGGTGCGAACCAGGAACACACGGACCTTCAGATCACCGGCAACATCTTCAAGAACTGCGGGACGAACCGGCAATATTGGAACCTCGGGCACTCCGTATGGATCCTGGGCGCCCGCTCCGTGCTGATCCGGGGCAATCAGTTCTGGCATGACCGCGACTGTATTTACAACATCTCCGCCACCCGGGACATCAAGATCGCGCAGTATACCGGCACGTCGCAGCCGGTGGAGGACGTGCAAATCGTCGGCAACCAGTTCCGTGCCCACATGGAAGCGGGCGGCGTGACGAGTCCGGGCCTCTGTCTCTCGACAGCGATCGAGGTCGGCAGCGTGGGACTGGATGCCACCTTCCGGGGTTCCTGTATCATCGCCGACAACCAGCTTTATTCCTCTGCCTCGGTCGGTTTAAGTCTCTCCCTGAACGTCGGGCTGATCGTCTCCAAGAACGTCTTCAACAACATTCCCACGGCGATCATTGCCGCCGGGAATCGCCTCCCGGTCTATCAGGATAACCTGCTCATCGGCGGCACCTCGACGAGCAC